AACTCTTTTCAATATCTTTACTAAATCTTTTTTTGGATTATTTACTACACTTGTATAACTCATTTTGTCTATGTATGTTTCTAGTTCATTTATTATGCCTTGTAATCTTTGTATTTCTTTATCTTTTTCTTCAAGTACTATTTGATGATACCAACTATCTCCATGTTTATCTTTTAATTCGGTTACAAATGGATTATCTATTACTTTCATTGTCTATCTCCCTTCTTGTATTTGTTTTAAATGTTTACATTCTTTCTTTTGGCATTCTCTTTCTTTTATATCTAATCCTCCTAGATAACACTTATGTAAATCACAATATGCTCTACAATGCTTTTTTTTGATTATTTTCCCATATATTCCCATAATAAAGTTTTGATAATTATAATTCCCTCTTTTGTATTTCTTCATAGTTTTCTTTCTTTCTTTGTATATCTCTTTTTCTAAGCAACTCCTACATACTAAGTATTCTTTATTCTTTTTGTCTATTGTAAATAATTCTTCTGTGTATTTATTACATTTACCACATATCATTTGGTATTATTCCATTCTCTCGAAAGTTGATTCTCAATTACTCTTATTTGTAACTTAGTACTTTGTATTGCTTCTTGATTAGCTTGATATATTGCTTCTTTTACATCCCTTTGAAATCTCTTTTCAGCAACTTCTGGAACTCCATATACTACTTGCTGGATTAATGTTACTGGCATTCCTTTTTCTGCTCTTAGTTTTAATGCTTCTTGTCTTAATGTGATTTTATAGTCTTTCTCAGCTTGAGCATATTCTGTTCCAGTTTCTCTTAATTTCTTTATTGATATATTTAACTCTTTGATTTTTAATTGTAATTCATTAAATAGATCATACATGTTTCATATACCTTCCTTTGAGTACTTTGATTATTTCCTCATTCTCTTTTGTTTTATTCTCTTCTAACATTTCAATTGCTGTTTGTATTCTTTTGATTAATCTTTTCTTATCTTCTTCAAGCCATCTATTTTTATCTACTAAGTAAATGTTAGATTTGTACATTTGCTCATTTATCTTATCCATTTTTCTTTTCCTTTCTATGTATTCTATGGCTTATCATTGAATCATAATTTGTACATTTTCTGCATTTAGTTCTAAATCTAGTATGTTCTTTATTAGCCCATGCCCAATATTCTGGGATTAATGGCTTAATTTCATTGCAACTATAACACCATCTATTTTCTTCCTTCATAATATTCTCCTTTTTTAGAATGGTAAATCATCATCAGTAATCTTTATTTGTTCTTCTCTATTTGTCTTAGCACTTACTTTATTGAAATCAACTTCTTCATCTTTTGTCATATCTTTTTTTGATTCCAGATATTCTACTTCTTCAACTAGTACATAACTTTTGTATTTTCTCTTTCCATCACTTTCATATGTATCTACTCTCAATTCTCCTTGAATACCTAATAGATTTCCTTTTCTTTGATACTTTACTAAGTTTTCAGCTTGTTTATTCCAGATAATACATGTTATAAAATCAGTTTCTCTTTTACCATCTCTTATTACTGGTCTATTTGTAGCAATTGTAAACTTACAAAAAGAAATATTATTTTTAGTATGGTCTAATACTGGATTTTTAGTTAATCTACCAGTTATCATTGCTTTATTCATTTTTTACCTCCTATATAAAACTAGGCAATTGCATTTCTATTTTTGGTAAATATCTCTTATCTTTTACACTTTTATTATTTAATTCTGCAACTGTCATAGCACTCATAATATCTATCATATTTTTACTCATTCTTTGATGTTGTAATTCTTTCTTTTTGATATTCTCTAACATATTAGTTTCTTTATCACTAATGATTACATATACATTTACTTCTTTAGCCTGTCCAAATCTCCAGCATCTTCTTATTGCTTGATAAAATTGCTCATAACTATCACTAAGCCCACAGAATATCATATTATTGCAATTCTGCCAGTTCATTCCAAATCCACATATTGAAGGTTTACTTATTAAGATTTTTACATCTCCTTCACTAAATCCAGTCATTCCTTTTTCTTTATATTCTGGATTATCACTTCCTTTAATTTCATAACCTTCTGGAATTGCTTTCTTTAATTCTTGACTTTCATAATTGTAATCGCACCATATTAGGCAATTATTCATATCTTTTACTAATTCTTTTATTTTTTCTATTTTTTCTGGAATACTTGATTTTCTAGCTTCTCTTCTTTCTCCTAAAGTTTCTGCTGGAATTGCAAATAATGTATCAGTTTCCCATGTTTCACTTTTTAATATAATTTTATTTATATTTAGTTTTGGTAAATTATACATTGATCCATCATAACCTAAATTAGATGGATTATTTATTAAAATAGCCCATTCAGTTATCCATTTATAAAACTCAAACTCACTATGTCCTTTTAATCTCCATCCATTGCCATGAGATGCATCATTAATAAAATACATTGCTAACATCTCATTCATTGTCATTACATTTAAAAACTCAGCTTGATTTCCTAATTCAGTATAATCATTTGGAGATGGAGTAGCACTACAACTTAATTTATATGGAGTGTATCTAAATAAATCTATTAATTCCATTGTTGTTTTTCCAGAATATGATTTTAATATTGATGATTCATCTAAACATATTCCTACAAATTGACTAACATCAAACTTATGTAATTTTTCATAGTTAGTTATATTTATTCCATCTTTTATATCTTCTTCTTTTTCTATAATATTTACTTTTATTCCAAACTTATCTCCTTCTTTTGCAGTTTGTTTACTTACAGCAAGTGGAGCTAGTATTAATACTTTTCCTTTAGTATGTTTTACTACTGCATCTGCCCATGCTAATTGTTGTATAGTTTTTCCCATTCCAGTATCTTCAAATAAAGCACATTTTCCTTTTTTTAAACACCACTTAACAATTGCTCTTTGCCAGTCAAATAGATTAGGATTTAATTCACTATCTTTAACATCAAATCCACTATCAACTCTTTTTTCTTCCTTTTCTATTAAAAACTTAGAATAATCTTTAGAATAATTTACTTCTTCTTTACTTACATTGTATTTCCACATTATGACACCTCATATATTTCATCTTGGAATAATGATTCTTGTTTGAAATCATCAGCATTTTTACAATTTATTACTGCTTGATTATAGTAGCTTGTTTTTAATTCACATCCTATTGCTTTTCTATCCATTTTTAAACTTTGATATAGTTCACTTCCTATACCAGCAAAAGGACTTAATACTACATCTCCTTTATTGCTCCATAACTTAACACATCTCTCTATAACATCTAATTGTAATGGACATATATGTTTTTCATCTCTTTGCTCTCTTGCACTTGTTTTTTGTAATGTATTAGACTGATTAATATCCATCCATACTGGACTTGCATATTCTTGCCATAAATCAACTGGGAATGTTGAATCAGTATTAGTTATTCTTTCTTCATTTTCTCCAGCTTTTCTAAAAGTTAGAATATAATCAGCTATTCCTTGCCTACACATTGCACTATCTTTTTTTATTTGTTTATGTAATAATCCTAGAGCTTTAGTTCTTTGCATTGCTACTACTGGATCTTTCCAGATAGTAACTCTTGAATGATATATGAATCCTACTTTTTCAAACATTCTAATTATTTCTCCAGGGAAGTCAGTTAATCCTATAAATCCATCTTTCATCTTTGAAGTTGGTAAATCCATGCAATGTACACTTACTAATCTCCCATCTTTTAATACTCTATGTAATTGTTGAATAATATAATCAAAATGATGATAAAACTCTCCTTTATTTCTACAATTTCCTAAATCTCTATTACTATCACTATAGGTATATAAATCAACAAATGGAGGACTAAAAATTGAATAATCAATACTGTTATCTGGTAATCCTTTTAAAACTTCACAACTATCTCCATTGTAGATAGCGAAGTTTCTTCCTATGTGTTGATTTAATACTTTTATATCTTTTGTTATTTCTTTTACATCCTTATTCATTATTCTTCCTCTTTTCTAAATTTTCTACTGCTTCTTTTAATTGTTCTGTAGTCATTTCAGTATTTGAATTGACATTGTAATGTTTTAATAAATCTTCATATATGCATTCAGTATCTATTACTAAGTCATTTAATTTACTCATTAATGTTATTCTTTCCATTGATTCCTCTTCACTAGGTATTTTTTCTCCAGTTAGTAATTCATAACATTTAATGTCATATTCACTAGCTTTATTGTTTAGATACCATTTAACATATTGACTATTTCTTTCTATTACTTCTCTAAATGTTAATCCTTTATGCTTTCCATATGGGAATGTCCAGTTTTCAGCATCTTGTAATGTTACTTCTTTTTTTGTT